CCACACTCGCACAGTGGACCTAGTTGATACTGATACTCAGTGTCGTATAGTTCTAGTTCTTGATTTGGATTCATTTAGAGTGCTCCCGTCTAAACTTGCTGATGAAATGTTTGCGCTCATAATGCTCCTTTAATGTGATGCCGCCCAACAGCAATCCCAACACATTGTTTCTTTTTGTGGCATTTCTTCGCCGCATTCACATAGATGTTCGAAATAACAATCTTCACAAATAAACTTCTTATCATCGAGCGATATCGCCGTATCAGGATTTTTGTACTCACTACATTCTGGACAGTAAAATGCGCTCATGAGCGGGCCTGCTTTAATGACATTTCTAATTCGACAATCAACGAGTGCATCCATTGATCATTCTCGCCATTGTCAATTCGTTCTTCTAGTGTTTGAATTGCAATCTTGACAGCTTCACAAAGGGAATATTTTTGTCTCAATATTTTATCAATAGCATTATTTAAACTTTTTAATGATTCGTCGACTTCTTCTATTTTTGTTTTAGTATCCATTGTCTAACCTCTCTGAGATTTTCTTTTCTTTGGTTTCTCCAAGATTAAACTCAACGTCGATCACGTCACCTGATTTTAATTCATTCCAATGATCTATGACATAGATATGAGCGAGCGGAACAGTGCGAGCGCCTCTATTCCAACTATAAACATCGTAGTTTATTTGATCGGTGCAAAGAGGGTGAAAGAGGATATATTTTTCGCTATCATGTTCATATCCACTAATCCCGTTGGGTGAGAATCCTGCGCGGCGTAATAACCATCGTTCTTCTTCATTCTCATAAGATAACTTGATTGCCAGGAAAGGCATAAACGTTCCCGAGTCTCTTATTTCTAGTAATTTAGTTTGCATTGATTACCTCGGCGATTAATTTTTGTGAGGATTGACAATGCGTGGCAACTATTTTTTCAAGATCATCGGTAATTTTAAGAATTGGATTGATGATGCTTGAGGGTAGGTCAAACTTATTACTTTCCTGCCAAGATTCTGAATCGATTGAATACTCGCTTATTTTCATTCCTGCTATCGTAAGCAATTCAATAGTTGCTGATACTCTTGGAAGATTGTCTTTTAAATAAACATGAAATGAAGAAATTCTTGCTTTGTTAATCTGTATATTGATGTCTCTCATTTTGTCCCCTTATTAAATAGTTCTTCGATTATATTAAGACAGTCTCTTTCCTGTATTTTAATTCCATAATCTGCTAATTCATTGCTGATATGAGTCATGAGCTCCGTGCCGAATGTCATACCGCAATCATAAGCGCGTTTTGCGATTGCAAAATGACGAGTAATATCGGCGTTGAATGGCTCTAAATGTTTTTTCATAAACCCCCCTGTAAAACAGTAACGCCAGTTTTTTTGGATAATGCTGGTACAATGAATTGAGTCATCATGTATTCCCAATTCTTAACCGTACCTTCTGTCTTATGCTCTCTGAATATCTTATAGGTTAGGTGCATGATCTTGGAAGCTTCGTTTCCGAAGTACGTGTTTCCTTTTTCATCAAGATCGATGTAGTTGTCTTTCCATGAGTATCGCTTCATTTACTCCCCCTTGGCCATAAACGCCGTGTCGTCACAATCGTTGTTTAGTTGACAGTTATACAGGTCCGAGCCCTCTTCAGCTAAGCCCTCTTCACGCTCTAACTGTCTGCCGCGGTGAATGCCTATTTGTAATGCTGCTAGTAATGCTATTAGTGTGAGTATGTATTTCATATTGCCCCCTTTTTTAATCAATAATTTGAATGTCACATTCAATGTCTGATCCCCAAAAAGTTTTGGCATCTTCTAAAGATATGTTGTGAGCTTCTTCATTTACGCACTCTTCGCCTGTCCCTGAAGTGCCTGTGAATTTTGCCATTTTTAGATCTGTGTAGTATGTTAGCTTGTTCATTTTGTTCCCCCTTTTTTGTTCGTTGATTATGTAGATCTTATGACACATGTCATACAGATATGTCAATAATAAAAATAATAAATAAATAAAATATATATAAGTAAGATTTTATTGATTAAAAATAGATTATGTATTAGTGTAATATTATATTAATTATGCCTGAAAATAATGAGACTAAAAAAGTTGCGGTGAAGAAAAAAGCTGAAGGAAATAAAGAGCTTTGGCGGCATAAACCTCGTCGAAGAAGGCTAACAACTAAGCAAGTCGCTTACATAGACAATCTATTAAAGACAACAACTAACACAGACGCTGTAATTTCTGCGGGGTATAAAGCAGGGAATAGAAATATAGCTTCTTCTATTAGCTGTCAGAATCTCAATAACACAAACATACTCAGTGCACTAGTCGAACGTATTAAAAGCGGACGATATGATAAAAAGATAGAGTCAGTCTGGGAAGATTGTTTAAATGATGAAGGAAATCAATCAGATAAAGTGTCTGAGCGGATGGATACGCATAGAACAAAACTGAAAGCGGTTGATCAAATTGCACGAATTGGCGGGTTAGTTGCGCCGACGAAGAATGAGACTAGAATTTTGTCAGCAGATCTTACGAGTTTGCTTCCTCATAATAAGCCAGCTAAATAAATTTAATCAGATTTAGGTCTAGGTATCCCTTAGGTCATTATAATTGATTCTAGGCCTATCCTTGTTCGTTTAAATAAGGTTTTAATATTTGAAACTGTCAGAGAAAAGCATGCTTTATGATATGGGATATACCCCAACCCCCTAAACAAGGGACCCTAGTGGCGGTATATATATAAATACAGTCAGTAAGTAATCTTCTACAAATATAAGTATGTGTAAATAAGTAAAAATAAAAAAATATTTTATAAAAATTTTAAAATTAAAAATTAATTAGTTTAATAAAATCAGATAGTTATACTAATTTCCATATTTCATAATTCACTAAACAAATTTTTATTTTTTATAATTTTCATTAATTATGTTGAGTACACATATTGTGTACGCACTTTTTGGATATTGTGTACACATTTTTATTGACTTGTGTACACAAGCTGTGTACACATTAATTATGAATGAGATAAATATAAGAGAGTTTCGTGGGAAGATAGCTTTCTATTTAAAGAACCTTCCTATTTCTATAACGAGCAAGGGGAAGGTAATTGCTCATATAATTGGCCCTAAAGATCATATGGTTGGTAATTTAGCATATACTGAACCAACCCTTATTAATGCTGCCTCGATAGGTACTCCTGATAAACTTGCACTGGCAAGAGAAGCTTTAAAGGTAGCTGAGGATAAAGTTTACCATGGGGTTTCCCCTGAATCTTATCAATCTGAACCTGGAAAGAAAGTATTGGGTGTTGAGATGAGTGATCTTACTCTTTATTGCGATAAATGCCATCATGCAGAGTTAGTGCTTATTACTCATTGGGAAAATAGTGAAGAGTTTCAAGTTTGCGAATATTGCAAGAAGAATATAAAACGACCTTAAATGTATACTGAAAAGTTTCTTGATATAATGAAGAGAGTTAGTGAGGCTGTTAAGGTTAGTGAAGATGACGCCAGACTTCTTTTCTTTACCGAGGTATCTGCCCTTGGGTGGCAGGAAAGACTTCAAAACCTTTATAGGATAAAAGGTAAACTTACTGGTGAATTCAACCTATTCTGCCCCAACAAAGACCAGCTTAACTTTATTACCACCCGTTCCGGCCATGACCTCATCCTTAAAAGTCGTCAAATAGGTTTCACAACTCTTATGTGTATCTACAACTACGACCGTGCCCTATGGGATAAATGGGACACTGGTATCATGAGCCACTTAAGAGAACGTACTGAACTTATATTCGAAATTGTCAAAAATTGCAATGAATGGTTCAAAAACGATTGGGGGAAGTTGTTTGAACGACAACAAACTTCTGACTCATCTCATAAGATTTCTTTCGTCGGTGGTGGGTCAGTCGCTGTTTCGTATGACTTCCAATCCCTCACACTTCGATCACTTCATATATCAGAAGCCGCTTTTATCGATAATGATCGTATCTCTAACTCAATCCAATCAGTCCCTGAAAATGGTGAAGTCACCATGGAATCTACTCCTAACGGTAGAGGAGGTTTTTTTTATGATTCTTGGAGTTTGTTTAAAAAAAATGGGTCTCTTGCCCCATATAAAGGTTTCTTCTTCCAATGGCATCGCCATTACCCAGAGGATGTAGAAAAATGGGAAGCTATCGCTAAAGACGCTAAGATGAACTTGGACGATAAAGAAATAGAACTCAAAGAACTCTATGATCTTAAAAACTACCACCTCGCTTGGAGGCGTTGGAAAATTCAAGAATCATTCCAAGGAGACGAAGAAAAATTTGAAGTCCACTACCCATCAGATGATGTCTCCTGTTTCCTATCCGGAGAGAATCGCTTCTTTTCAGCCTCAGTGCTTAAATACCAAGAATCCTTCGTTACTGAGCCTGCATTTAGAGGCCAAATAACAGACCCAATAGGATTTAAAGAACATAAAATAGGCCCATGGGATATTTGGGAAAAACCAGCTTTGAATACTTCTTACGTTATGGGAGTAGATTGCAGTGAGGGAATAGGTAAAGACGCTAGTGTTATCTCTGTTTGGAACCGTAATACAGGTTCTCAAGTTGCTGAATTAAGAATCCAAGCCTCCCCAGCCGAAGTCGCTGAAGAAGCTTTTAAAGCCGCTGTTTATTTTAAACAAGCCTGGATTTGCCCAGAAGTAAACTTCCAAGGGCTTTCTTTCTTAGACCAAATAACTCACAAATATAATAAAATTTACAAACGTAAAGCCATGGACGCTGTTACTAAAACAGAAACTAATCGTTGGGGGTTTTATACAACCCACCAAAATAAATTCCCAATCACAGACCACTTCTTAAATAAATGCAGAAATGGTGAGATAAAAATAAGATCAAAGTATTTAATCGATGAAATGTCTATGTTTGTTCAAATTGCTTCTAAAAGTGGTTCTTCACTTAGAAGAGAAGCTGCTTCAGGCTGTCATGATGACGCCGTAATGGCTGCATGTCTTGCTTGGGAAATGGATAAAACTTTAGGTAAAACTATTGATAATAATGAATTTTGGATTAAAGAACAAGAGTCAAAGCAAAAGTTTGACGAAGAAACAGGATTTATTGTACCTTTAACAAATGACGTCTGATGATTATTCGAGGGAGCGTGAATGTGTTGTCTCTTTCATGCAAAGATCTAAAGAATTTCGTACATTGTATGAATATGTATGGATGAGAATGTACTCTGAGTATTTAAACTCAAGAGGGACAAAAGCGAACATACTTCAAAGAGCAAACCTAAGACTCCCCTATGCTTGGACAATAGTAGAAACATTCACACCCCAAATCATTGATGCTTTTTTATCTCAACCTCCTTACATAAAAGCCAACCCAAGAAAAGTCTCTGATTATTCTCTTCAACAAGCTCTTTCTTCTATGGCTGACTCTATCACGGATCATTTCACCTACCAAATGGACCAGATGGGGTTTAACACAAACATGATTAGTTTTGTTAAAAACTTATTAATCTATGGGACTGGTATTGCTAAAGTTGGTTGGTCTAAAAAAGAAAAGCTAGTCCCTGTAAGAGAAAAGGTTAACCTTGGTGAAGTTGATTATATGAATAAGAGTAATGAGTATGTTACTCTTTACGAGGGTCCTGTTTTTGAGAATATTGATATTTTAGATTTCTTCCCAGACCCAGGGGCAACTAAGCCTGGGGATATCCAGTCTATGAGAGGTTGTGTTCATAGAGTCTATAGAACTATAACAGAACTTAAAGCTTTAGAAAAAAATGGTGATAGTGGAATTTATATAAATTTGGACAAACTGGACCAAGACATAGACGACTATGGATATGACGCTTGGAACCGTGGGCCAACCCCAAACCCCTCATGGCCTCAAGCTTATAAAGCTTACGCAGCAAACCAATATCCTGGAATTAAATTAAAGGGTAAAGTTGAATGTTGGGAATATTGGGGAGATTATGAAGTTGATGGTGAAGTAAGGCAAAAAGTTATTACAGTCGCAAATGGCAATATCGTTATTAGATGCGATGATAACCCTTTTGACTATGCCCCTAAGCCTTTTATTGGTTGCGTTGACCAACCTGTTCCTGGTGAATTTTATGGAACTGGAGAATTAGAACCTCTTTATTCTCTTTTTAAAGAAGCTTCTGCATTAAGAAATGCAAGGCTTGATCAAGCAAACCAAGCTGTAAATAGAATGTTTATCGTGGATAGGAATTCCGGTATTAATGTTAGGAATTTATATTCCAGAACTTCAGGTATTGTTTTGGCCAATGATGTTAATGGTATTAGAGCTATGGAAGTACCAGAAGTCCCAAATTCTTCTTATAGAGAAATCCAGCAAATAGATTATGAAATACAAAATGCTTCTTCCATGATCAATGCTTCACAAGCTGTATCTAGTCTTGGCCAAGCATTTGGCAACACAGCAAGGGGTGTTTCCTTCATGCAAGGCTCTTTAAATAGCCGTATAGGTATGAAGGTTAAATTGATTGAATGTATGGTTATGAGAGAATTTGGTAAACGTTTAGCTTCTCTAAACAGACAATTTTTAGATCCTGATTTGTGGGTTAAAATTAATGGGAATGTAACGAATCCTTTTGAGATGTTCTCTGCTGAAGATTTTTATAACTCATGGGAGTTTACTTCTGTGGGGGCCATTGAAAGGCTAAATAGAGAACAGCGTCAGACAATGTTTAATACTCAGATTATCCCTTTTTTACAATTTGTAGAAAAGTCAAACCCTGGGACAATTAACATGCAAGAGTTAACAAAGACATTCTTTAAAGAGTTCGATATACAGAACCCTCTATCTTATATTAACCCTCCTGAAGCCCAACAACAGATTCAGACTCAACAAATGCAACAACAAATGGCTCAACAGCAATTGATCCATGATGAAAAAACAAAACAACTTGTTACTGTAGAAGCTATTAAGGGTGGGATGAAACATGAACGTGATATGCAGAACAATAAAACTAAAATTATTGGTAAGCTTATAGATGGGGGATTTAATGTCGCAGGAGATGTTGCCGGAAGAAATAGATGATATTACAGGCGTTGTTACGTCTGACCAGCAAGAGATAGAAGATAGAGCCCAGATAGTAAAAGTTATTTCTCAAGCTGAAGCTTTTAAAGGTCTTGTTAAGACTGAAGGGTGGAAAATCCTTTCTGAATTTATTGAAGGTCAAGTTAAATACATGACTGGATTATTGAAAGTTGAAAAAGATTTTGATAAAATTATTAGGATTCAATCGGAATTAATGGCTTTCGAATCACTGCCTTTAATAATTGAGAAATCGTTTCTTGATTATGAAGAGGCAATTAAAACAATAAAAAATTTTATCAGACCCGAGATCGGATAATCTGATAGAAAGGATAGTATGATAATAGATCCAACGGTATTAGGACAAGCTGTGGAAGAGGCTCCAAAGGAACAACCTCAAGACCAAGCCCCTAGCCAAGGACAAGAAGTAACTCAAGCGCAAGAAGCTCCTATCCAGGAAGAACTTAATGTGCCTGAGAAGTTTAAGGGGAAACCCTTAGCAGAGGTGGTAAGATCTTACGAAAATCTTGAGTCTGAGCATACCAGACAAAGGCAATATGTAAGAGAGCTTGAAAATAATTTGAATCAAATGAGGCAAAGTGCCCCCGTAGAGTCAGAAGATGATGTCTTTAAACGGGAATGGGAACAGGACCCCCAACTGGCTATTCTTAATAGACAGCGAAGGACTGAAGCTAAGCTTAACCTAGAGTTAGCAAAAGCAAACACAGTCTTGTTTTATAAGACTGCGAAGAATGATGAAATTAATTATCCTGGGTTTAAAGATGTAGAACCTAGGATGATTGAAATCGCAAATAGTTATGGTAGGTTTTTAAGACCTGAAATGGCCAACTCTCCTGAGGTCATAGACTTGCTTTATAAAATGGCTATTTCAGAACGTTCACCTGACTCAATTGCTAAAGCTAAACTTGTTGGGAAAAAAGAAGCTGAGAATAGAAAGAGGGAATTAGCAAAAGCCTCTTTTGAATCCCCGACCCCAGCACAGTCTCAGTCATCAGATGATTTTCAAGAACTTACCTTAGAACAAATGAAGCAAAAGCTAGGAATAGCTAAGAGGTAATTTCAATGTCAACAATGACTACAGGCACGAATAGTGCGAATCTATATTACTATTATAACAAAAAACTTTTGACCGTATTTGATCAGGTTCTTCAAATGGTTCCATTAGGAATCAAAACAGCTATCCCCCAAGGAATGGGTACTTTGGTTAAATGGTTGTCTTATGTTCGTTTGAACGCAGCGACGACTCCTTTAGTGGAAGGTGTTCCTCCTACGGAAGAGAACCTAACAACATTCAACATTACTGCTACAGTTCAACAGTATGGTGGATGGGTTAAAATTTCTGATCTTTTGGAACAAACAGCAATCGACCCTGTGGTTGATAGTGCTTTAGAGCGTTTAGGTAAACAAGGTGCTTTGACTTTGGATACATTAGTTTTGAATGAATTAGGATCAAACCTCCCTAACCAATTTGCTAATAACAAACCATCGTTGATTACAACTGGTTCTGGTGACGTTTTGACTTCTAAAGAAGTTCTTAAAGCAGTTGTTACACTTAAAAAAGCATTTGTTTATCCTCATACAGGAAACGATTATGTATCAGTTGTCCATTCAGCCTGCGCTGGTGATATGATGAATGATACAAACATCGGATCTTGGGTTGACTTAAATAAATATATTGATCCCGCTTCTAAGCGTCCATTTAACGGAGAGCTTGGAAAAGTGTTTGGTTGCCGTGTTCTTGAATCACAGAACATTCAATCGACAACTACTGGAACATTAGGTGGCGCAACTGTTTATTCTAACGTTGTTCTTGGGGATGAATGCTTTGGTGTTGTCTCTTTGGATAAATCAAACATTAAGACATTTGTTAAACCACAAGGTTCTGCCGGATCTGCTGACCCGATCAATCAGGTTGGTACAGTTGGTTGGAAATCTCTTGGATTTGCAGCAAAATATCTTGGTGGCGGCTCAGGCCCAGACCGTGGTATTCAAATTCGTGCTGGATCGGCTTATTAGTCTTACCTGCCCATCTATATGGTGGGCAGTATAAGGTTAATATGGATTTAGGACTATTTAAACAAAAACTAAGAGCTTTAAACCCTCGTTTATATGTGGATGAAAAGCATCAAGTAACCCAATTGAATAAAATTGGCACTTCTGGAATTTATTTAAAGGATCAAAGATCTGAAAAAATAGATTCTGAATGGCTAGATGGCGATTCAAGAAGGATAGCTGAAGCTTATAACTCTACTCCTGATTTGTATGTTGGATGGACTACCCATCAATATATTCCTGAAGGAGATAAATTTGACGATAATGGGAAGTTGATCGCCAGAGGCTGGAGAACCACATTAAAAATGCTTTGGCAAGCTGGGCATATAGACATTAAAAAAGCTGGTAAGGTGTTTAATTGGCATCTTTCTGATTATGATAGAATGAATTATAATCAGAGAATAAAATTTGAGAGGGCTTATGGCGCCACCGACAGCGATAGTAGGATTCACTCGTAATCAGTTTATTGATAATATTGTCGATACAGTAGGTAATAGATCTGCGACATTTAGAGCGCAATGTGAAACAAATATTACTTCATGGGTTTTAGAATTTTATGCCGAAAGTGATTGGGGATTTACATATAAAAATGGTGTTAATGATTTATTCAGATTTTCTACTATAGCAGGGCAATCAACTTATGTGATAAATACTGCTAATTTTGGTTTTGAATCTGAAACTCAATATATTGAATCTATATATTCCCAAACTGCTGGGCAGCAAAGAAAGCTTATTAAGTTTACCCTACAAGATTTAAGAGTTTCTGACCCTGGACAAATTGCTCAAGGATGGCCTCAATATTGGTTTCCTGCGGGGAATAAAGAAGTTGTTATTTACCCAACCCCAATGGCTGGGACGACGGAAACTTTATTCTGTGATGGTAAAGTTATAGGCCAAGAAATAAACAGTAATATCACTTTGCCTATTCCTTATAAATTTCAAGATTTGTTTTTCCAATTTTGTTTAGTTAAATGTTTAAGAAGAGAGAGAGATCCTAGACGTGGTGAGGAAAAGCAATCTTTTGAGCTAGCCAAAAGATCTGCTATAGCTGATGATATTAGGGATGAGGATTCAAATTTAAGATTTGAAACTGTTAATGAAAAATTAGGACCTTTAATTGCTAACAATCTAAACCAACGACTTTGGTGGACCCCTAACTGGTGATAAATGGCTCAGGATTTAAAGCTAAAAGATAATATCTATAGAGAGTCTGTATTTAACGCTTACACAGGATTAGATCTGACAGATTCAGTAACTAATATGCCATCTACGGCATTAAGGATTGCTGACAATTGTGATATAACAATTTCAGGGTCTGTTACAACAAGAGGTGGTTTTTCTGAAGCTTTAACTTCTGTTTGGATTGGGTATTTAATACATAATGGAATAGAGTATAGAGTTAATGATTCTACCACACAAATAATTATTTCTGGGATACAAACTGTAGGATCTTCTGGGGCTCTTGGTATTGCTACAACTTCAGTTTCAAATATCAGAACAGGGTTATCGAATAGCCGCCCATCATTAGTTCAATTTTCTAATCTTCTTTTTTATTTTAATGGTGTTGAAGATTTTATATACAATGGATCTACTACCTATCAAATAGGTATAGATCCTCCTACTATAGCCCCAACTGATGGCGGAAGTATTGCTGGGAGCCTTTTAAGTGGGGCTGAGTATGGCTGGGTGTACACTTATTATAATTCTGTTACAGGTGCTGAATCATCTCCTTCTGATTTACTACAAATAACACTTCCAGTTCCACCTCCAGATACAATTGGAAGAACTATAAATGTCACCCCTGGGGATCCAGCAACCGCAGATACTATTAATTTATATAGAACTACAGCAAATGGCCCTATCCTTTTTTTAGATAACTCTGCCCCTATTGGATCGACTAGTATTTCTTCTACTCAACCAGATGCTGGTTTAGGTAGAGAGCTTGTTATAGATAACACAAGATTAAATGTTTGGGGGCATCCTAAATATGCTGTTTCTTCTAATAATAGAATCTTTGTAGCTGGGTTTGAGCATCCACAGCAAAATAGGGTTAGGTATTCTTCTGTAGAACAGAATGGCCCAATGCCTCAATCTTACCAGGCTAGAGGGTTTATAGACTGCCAATCTAACTTTGGCTTAGGTGATTATGTTGTTGGTCTTGGGACTGCTTTACAAACTGTGATGGTTTTAAAACAAAGTTCCATAGGCAGATTAGATGTTTCCGGATCTTTTACTAGTGAGGTAGGTACTGATAACGTTATTTACCAATACAACGAAATATCAAGAGGCATCACAGGCGTTTCACATTGGGCTATAACGAACGTTTTGAATAACATGGTATGGCTGGCTAAGGATAACATTTACATGACAGATGGGACCAACGTCATGCCTATAGCAACGGCTATATCAGCATTGATTAAGACTTTAAATTTTTCATATCCAGAAAAGTTATCTGCGATTAATGATGTTTATAACCGTAAGGTGATGTTTTTTGTTTGTTCCCATGATTCTTCTGACCCTGATTTAGTTTTAGTAGGATCATATCAAAATTATCCTAATTTTTATTGGACTACATACAACCAAGGCCCTGATAAAGCTAGATGGCCAGGGATTCAAGCGAGATGCGCATTTTTAGTCACACAATCTGATGACTCTAAAGATGTTTTTTTTGGTAATTATAATTACAATGGTCAATTATATCATCTTGATGATTCTACTACAGATAATGGGTTCGCAATAAGATATCATATCAGAGATTACCCAACTTCTTATGGGCTTCCGGAAGAAAAGAAATTATTTTTTAAAGATTTTCTATTTGTTGAGGGAGATGGGTCTTTATATAACATAACCGCTTCTTCTGTTTATGATTTAAAGTTTGGGAACCAAGATTTAGCCAAAATAAGTATATTGAATGAGGATGCTTTATGGGATGTTTCTTTGTGGGATGATGCAGATTGGCAGGAGCCTGGGCCAGTAAGAGTTGAATATTCTACTCATTATAAAGCTTTTTATAAACAAATAGACATCTTACAAGAAGACTTAAGTGTTCAGCTTTTATTCCATGGGGAAGTTACTGGGGCTGGGACTGGAGTTGTTGTTGGATCAATATTATCGCAAGCAGTTAGCGGAGCTGCCGCTACAGTTTCCAGGATTGTTAACCTGAACCTTACAGATGCTTATGGAGTTGAATCTGTTACTGGTACATTTGATACCACACATATAGTGACAGCTACAAATCCAGACTCAACAACAAATGAATTTATCCCAACAACCGGAGTCGTTGGGACTTCTGGTCATGGGCAACCTATAACAGTTTATGGATGGACAAAGAATGGAAGACCACAGGAATTTAAATGAAGCCTAATCTTGGCCGTTTTAAGGATTCTGAAATTGATAGATTGTCAATAAAATTGACCGAAATTTTGTCGCATGTTAATTTAGATAACATGTCTTATAGGATAATTGATGGGGCGACAGACCCTTTGGCGAATACGTCAAGACTATTTAGACACAACATGACACCAAGACCTTATATGGGTATCCCTATAAGCCAAACTGGTGGCGTTTATGTTTATAGTATAGGAAACGACAATGTTGATATAAGGTCTACATTGCCAGGATCAACTTTTAGTATGTTATTATTGGGGTGATATGCCATTTTCAGTACCATATACTTTTGTACCTTTTACAACCATATATTCAGCTCAAGTTAATTCAAATTTCTCCCATTTAGTAAATGATGGTAATACCCATGAGGTTGCAACAACAGGGGTTCATGGAGTTGGGGTTGGGCAAATCGTAGGGACCGCATTAACTCAAACTCTTACAAATAAAACAATTAATGGCGGGGCATTAACTGGTACATTTACAGGAACCCCTGCTTATTCTGGGCGCCCAATATTTAGTGTTGGGTTAACAGTCCCTACTACACAGACAATATCATTAAATGTTGGTGCCACTTCTCGTATTACAGAGTCTTCTGCAGATACAATACAGATAATAACTGGCGGCACTTTAGGGCTACAAATAGATGGATCTAATGTTGTTTTGGGTAACCGTGCGTTAGCAATACAAAGTGCGCAAAAATTTTATTTAGATGGTGGTAGTGATACTTACTTAACAGAGGATGCTGCTAATGAAATTCAGATTGTAACTAATGGAGCCAACGCCTTAAGAATAAATCATACTTCGACAGGAAATATAAATGTTCAGGGACGCGCACTAACAATAGACTCAGGTCAAAGATTTTACTTAGATGGTGGTGGCGATACTTACATAGATGAAGTGTCAGCTAATTTATTAGAGGTTATTGTTGGAGGATCGCCATCAGTAAGGTTTGATAGCTCTGGGATTTTACTCGATACACCTGACAGACTGTGGCTTGATTATGCGAAGACGTCGTCAATATATCAGACCGGTGGAACAATAAGGCTTTCGCCTTCTAGCGGAATAGTTTTTTGCAATGCATTTTTACAATTAACTGATGCTATTTTCACTTCTTCTGTTACAACCGCATGTGCTAGATCTTTTGCTAAAGCTTGGGCATTTGTAACAGCTTCAACAGCTACAATTAACCTAGCCTTTAACATTGCTTCTGTCACGAGGACATCTGCGGGATCATTCTCCGTTGTATTCACAACAAGTTTTAGCAACGCAAATTATAGCATAGGTATGTTTGCTGAATCAGCAAGCCGAGTTCAGATAAACTCTAGAACAACTTCTGGGTTTGATTTGGTGACGTTTAATAGTGCAGGCACTGCATTAGATTTTGACTTTAACTTTCAAATATTTGGGACATAGGAGAATTATATGACAGTTTTGTATACAGGTGGCTCTTATAAATGTGGTGTTGTTTCGGAAACAAATTTGCCGATCACTACATATTATGAGTACCTAGATTTTACTAATTATGAACATTTCAACATCCTAACTCAAACGTTCACAAATATG